CAGCTGCGATTATTGACATTGTTCCAACAGTGAACACTACCGATAACAGCGTGAACTTTAGCCTGACTCCGACACAGACTTCATTGCTTGTAAAGACCGATTATGTGTGGGCTGTCGAATTGACTCAAAGTTCCACAAATAAAGTTTTGACCCTTGCTAGAGGACAAGTCCTCGTAACTCCAGAGATAGTGAAATGATCGTAAAAGTTGTTATTCCTGATGCTCTCTATAACCGAGTTTATTTTGCGCGAGGTGAACAGGGTCCTCAGGGTGCGACAGGTCCACAGGGTCCACAGGGTTCTCAAGGTCCAACAGGGCTAACAGGTGCTCAGGGTCCTACCGGTGCAACAGGTCCAACAGGTCCACAGGGTCCAACAGGTTTAGATGGCTTGCCAGGGGATAAGTATCACACCACCTCAAACTCGACTTTAACTATTGCTGCATCTGGAACTATCACAGCTATAACTAACGACCTTGGCTTGGACTATTCAACTGCTCAAACAGTTATCTTGGCGTATGACCTAAGCAATCACATGCATGGTGAAGTGGTCTCATACAACAAAACTACTGGTGCGCTAGTCGTAGACCTAAAACATAAAGATGGCTCAGGGACATACAGTTCATGGGAAATCAACTTGCAGGGTGCTGTCGGTGTTGCTGGACCTCAAGGACCTACTGGAGCAACTGGTGCTACTGGTGCACAAGGACCTCAGGGTATTCAAGGCAATACAGGTGTTGTTACTGCTACTGCTCCGATAACCTACAACTCAGGTACACAGGCTGTTGGTATAGATCTCACAAACATTGCTCAGAGGAACACTGCTAACAACTTTACAGGTGCGCAGACTATTACAGGAACAGTTGCAGGTTCAGTTGTGGCTATGGTCACAGGAGCATCTGGACAAACTGCCAACTTGCAAGAATGGAAAAATGGAGCAGGACAACTTCTAAACAGAGTTCAGTCTGATACAAACATTCTTTTAGGTAATAGTTCGATTCAGCATGACGCATATATCTCTTTTGTGGGTGCAGGTGCAAATAGGAACGCTGGTATTCGTTGGGGTTCAGATGCTACTGGTAGCGACCAATATAACCTAACCACAAATACCACTACTGGTAATCTGAGCCTAAACTTTTTGGGTGCTACAAGATCATTTGTTATCAAGGGTGCATCGGGGCAGACTGCTAACTTGCAATCTTGGCAGAATAGTTCGGGAACGGTTTTAGCAAGCATTAACTCATCTGGGGACATTCAAACTTCGGCTGCAATCTTTGCTGGAACCTCAACTTGGTTTACTGCTACTGCGAACATTAGACCTTTGAATGCCAACGTGGTTGGTGCTGTTATTAGAGGTCAAGCCTCACAGGTATCTAACTTGCAGGAATGGCAAAACTCGGCAGGAACAGTATTAGGCAGAGTATCAAGTGCTGGTTTATTCAGGGTCGCAGATAACATCCAAGCTAATGCTGTGGTTGGTGCAACTGGTTCTGCTGATACAACTGTAACTACTAACCTAGTTCGCATTCAGGCTAACTCAACTTTTGGTGGTGGATGGTTCCAAGCAACTAGACTCAACCAAGCAACTGCTAATATTCCAACCGATAATGGTCAGGTCTATTTCAGAGCAGGAACTAACGCCAATACCCTTAGACTTTGTGTCCGTGCAGGTGCAGGTGCAGAGCAAACTATTCTAGACAACATTCCAACCTAAGAAAGAAACCAATGTTTAACGTATCTCCAGAAGTAAAGGCTCAACTACTAACTGAGCGCATTCAAGCTCTAAACCTTGAGGGCTACCAGAATGAACTAAACCTAAAGTCTGCTCAGGCATTGGGTAACGATGAAGTGATCGCACAGGCACAGGCAAACATAGATGTAATCGTCTCTGCTATTGAGGTGCACACACAGGAACTAGAGTCTCTCTAATGTCCACGCTCATTCATCCTCTAGACCCTAAGAGCATCAACGACCTATTTGGTACACACTCAGAGCAACGTAAGGCTATGGGGCTTGGACCTCACCGTGGCGTAGATTACACAGTTAGACGTGGCACACCTCTAAAGGCTGTTGGGCGTGGAACTATCGTTAGAGTTTACGAATCTAAAGTGTTGGGTTGGGTTGTTGAACTTCGCACCTATGTTACAGCTGAGAAAATTAGAATCTTTGCATACTGTCACTTGGACAAGGCTGAGGTCACTGAGGGGCAACAGGTCAAGCAAGGCGACATTATTGGCAAGGTCGGAAACAAGGGAATGTCCTCTGGACCTCATCTGCATTTCATGTGTGGTAAACAAGAGAACCTGGCACAGACCACAGTAGAGGACCCATTAGTCTGGCTACCTAAGATTGGAAAATAAATGAAATATTGGATCTCTAGAGCACTTAGGGTTGCTGCATTCGCATTGGCTACTGGTATCGCATTCATGGGTGCAGGAAACGTCTTTGGCATTAGTGCCATTCAGTCAGCTGCATTCGGTGCTGTTGGTGCTGTCCTAGGCTTGCTGGCTACCCTGTTGTTTACCTATGCCGGTAAAGCATCTGTACCTGACGAGGACTTCAACAAAGCAATCAACCAGGCAATCGAATCTGTAAACAGCGACACAGAGGACAAAAAGTCTAAATAGTTCACTATGCTGTAAGCATGACTATTGACCAACAAATAGAATCACTTGGCTCTGCCAAATTACTGGGATACTTCGCACACGATTCAGATGAATGGCATGAGGCTCGCAAGGGCGTCGCTGGTTCACTGGTCGGTTCACTGATGGGTCATAACCCTTGGCGTTCTGCCTACACTGCCTACTACGAGTTCCTAGGGGAATTACCTAGAGACAGTAATGGTCCGTCTATGGCTATGAAACTAGGCACAGTCTTTGAGCAACCTATCCAAGACCTCTGGGTATCTGAGAACGCTGAATGGTTGCAAGCTCATAACACTGGAACATGGCAATCAGTCAAACATCCAGAGTTTAGGGCTAACCCTGATGCGATCATCGAGTGGGCTGACGGTTCCCTAGGTGTCTTAGAAATCAAGTTCTCACGTAACCCGATGAATGAACTGCCACCTCACTACAAAGACCAAGTCATGTGGTACATGCATGTTCTAGGACTGTCTAAGGGCATCTTGGTGGCTGTTGCTAACGGTGAACTTGTAGAGCATGAAATAGATTACGACGCTGATTATGCAAATGAATTACAAGAAAAGGCTTTAGAGTTCCTCGCATGCATTGAGAGACTTACTCCACCTGACTGGGATGGTTCACAATCAACTTACGAAACTGTACGAATATTGTCAGATTCTATACATGACGGTGACATCGAGTTAGGTGAACTTTACCCTCAACTAATCCGAGCAAAAGAATTATCCGAGGAAACAGAACAACAGTTCACACTACTGAAAAGTAAAGTTCTCCATCTGATGGATGGAATCAAAGTTGGAACTTATCAAGGCGATAAGGTTCTATCCCTACAAGCTCGGGGTTCGGGCGCACCGTTTATTGTTTTCAAGAGAGGCTAACAAAATGGGTTTCATGGATGATTATGTAGATGTCGCAGAGCGCATCAGAATGTTCAGAGAGAAGTATCCAAATGGATCGTTACAACAAGTTTCCCTACAATTTATTGACTTTGCCGGTAAGTCTTGGGTTGTCTATACTGCTGCTGCTTATCGGAGTGCTGACGATATTACTCCTGGGCATGGCACAGCTTGGGAACCGGTACCTGGTACGTCCAGTTTTAAACGCGATTCGGAAGTTATGAATGCTGAGACCTCTGCTTGGGGTAGAGCAATCATTGCTGTTCTAGTTGCTGACGGTGGTAAGCGTATTGCTAGTCGAAACGAGATACCAGCACAGAAAGCCCCTGCAACCCCTCTAGAGGACTTTATAGGTTTAGCCCACATAGAGTTCGAGAAAGGTGACATTGAGGCTCTAAGAGGCGTTTACAAGCGAGCCAAGGCTACTAGAGGCGTAACCCCTGAACTGTTGAAACAGATTGAGGACTTGGCTAAAGGTCTAAAGAAGTGAAATGCCCTCCGACAGTGAGAGGAACCATCAGAGGGCTACGCTGTAATCAGCGTTCAGGGACTACCAACCGTCCCGTACTAGAATCATTACGACAAAGAGAGGTCGAGTCAAATGAGTGCTAAGAGTGTCGCAAGTGTTTTAAATCATTCTCACCATGCAGGAACCCCGAAACTAGTTTTATTGGGTATTGCTTGGCATGAGGAGGAAACTGGTGGAGGAGCATATCCGTCTATTAGTCGCCTAGCAAATTATGCAGGAGTTTCAGAACGTCAGGTCATTAGAGCACTAGCTGTGCTTGAGGAATCTGGGGAACTGGATGTAGATCGTCATAACGGTAAAAGTTATGGGGGTCCAAAAACAAATCGTTACTGGGTAAATGTTCCATGTCCAGAGGATTGTGCTGGTGATATTTGGCATCGCCCTTTTGACGCAATTGTCCCTAAGTTTGAGGTTGTGGATAACTTCGACACACGTGACATCCAAGGTAGCAATAGGTGACATCTACGGTAACAGTAGGTGACATCTACGGTAGCAATAGGTGACACTAATGTCACTTAATAAACAATATAAAAAACAATATAAAAACAAAAGAAATTATTAAGAGAGAGGCTGTGGATAACATGGCAAGAGTTCAAGTTCAAATCATCGTTTCAAAGGTTGCTGAGAATGGTGATTACAAGGGCAGAGTTGTATCTGGTTGGGAATCATTCACTATCAGAGTCAAAGGCGAGCCAGTAAACAAGAAACGTCAATGGACCATGTGGTTGGATGCAGCTAGTTCAATCGTCAAGGATGACATCGTCACATTCACAGGTGATCTAGGAACCAAGGCAGGGTCATTCGAAAAGGATGGCACCACATACCAGGTAGTCGAGCATTCACTAAACAACGTCACCTACAAGGTTGATACCCATGCAGTTCCACTAAACAGCAACCCTGCTAATGACGGATGGAACACACCACCAGCAACTACCGAACTAAACCAGAACCCACCGTTCTAACATGCACATCCGTGTCTATGGTGACCCAGCACCTCAAGGATCTAAAACTGGCAGGGTAGTCAATGGGCACGTAGTCATGTGGGAATCATCAAAGCGTTTACCTGGATGGCGTGAAAGTGTAGTGATGGCTGCAAAAGTTTCGTTTATGGAAAATAACCATCAGCAATTACTTGGACCAGTCACACTTCACTGCACGTTCCACATGCCTAGACCTAAATCTGTTAGCCGTAAATACCCGAACACTGCACCAGATCTAGACAAGCTCTTACGAGGTATTGGTGATGCTTTGCAGATTGCCGGTGTTATCTCTAATGACGGTCAAATAGTTTCCATCGAGGCGCATAAGGTCTATGCAGAAACTCCAGCTGATAACGGTGTAGAAATCTGGCTCACCAAAAAATCATGATCCGTGAAGTGTGTTCCTGTGGAGCAGAGTTTGAAACTGACGACAGAGATGCTATTGCTCTAGTCAAGTCATGGCGTAGGACACACAAACACTCAGAAAAGCCTTCAAATGCCCCTACAAGCGACGGAACTATCACTTCCGATACACAGGTCAGTTTAGGTTTCCAAGCCCTCTACGAGCCTCGAGAGGCTGATTACGATGATGATAACAAATAAGTAACAAACTCATACGACACGGTAGAATTATCGCGCGACACAGTTATAGAATCAAAACACAGCAACCAACTGCTGGTCTATGAGAGGACAACAAATGAAAACACTAACCACCTTGGGCATCATCATGTCCACCTTAGGGTTCCTGCACCTGCTCGACCTAAGAGACGAACAACCAGAAATCGGTTATCCACTAATCGGAGCAATCGGTGTCATCTACCTAGTAGGCGTACTTATCGAATACAGGAACAAAAGATGAGCAACGCAAGAATGACAGACCCAATGACATCACATCTCGCAGCTGCAAGTATCTCTATGGATCACAAAGTAAACGTTCGAACCGTAATCCTGAAACTACTTGAACTGTCACCTATGACCGACCCAGAACTATGCCAGGCATACAACAACCTTGTCTACATCGGTCAAGCACCTAAAGCATCAGAACAACACATCAGAACAAGCCGAAACGAATTACACAAACTAGGTCTAGTTCATGTAGTTGGAACAACAACAACAGCATCAAACCGTCTAGCTCGTATTTGGAGGAAAGCATGAGTCATGAGATGAGTAAGAAACACGCTGACCAAGTAGCAGAAAAGGCTGCAATCATAGCCAACACAGCATTCATGTTAGGTCGCAAAGCAGAACGCACACACATCCTAGACATACTCAAGAATCAACCGGTAAGCGAGGAAGTCTATAAAGTAATCAGAATCTTGGAGGACTCAGCTGATGAGAATGACTAGGAATGAAACTCTTTACGCAATAGCCACCATGATCGCAATGGTCGCAATACTCGCTGGGATTCTCACATTCTGGCAAGACCAATACAGCAACTGTTGGAACCAATTTGAAACAGAACAACAAGCCATAGAGGAGTGTGAAAGATGAGTGAAGTAGGCAAGAACGGTCTAGAAATGACCACATGCAAATGTCGTCAAGATAACAAGAACCTTGTAATGACTCGCAACTTCTTTAACGAACGAGTAGAGGCAAACATCATGGCAGGTCGCAAGGATGCTATCGAGGAAGTGTTACAGCTACTAGAAGTTCACAAGAACGTCTGGTTCAGCCAATCACTAGCAATCGGGTCCGGTGCATTCTGGAGTAATAAAGCATCAACAGCACAAACACTAATAAACGAAATAAGGAAACGACACAATGTCTGACATCAAACACCTGGTACACACAGGAATAAAAATCACTATTGCAAGCCTTACCGACGTGCTCAGGGAATACAAGATGGACACTGAGGAAAACCCTTACGAGCATGGATACAACCGAGGCATTGACGAGGCAATCAAGGCAGTGCAACTATTCCAAAAGAAGTTAGAGGAGCAGGAGGCAAAACTCAATGACTGACTTTATTCCTACAACTCAATCGCTAATAGCTCGTAAGGCTGCAATCATAAATGAGTTCGACAGGCTTATAAAGGAACTTATGGACAGACGAGTATTACGTGGCAGTATTCTAGGCTCACCGTTCTATGTGATCTACACAGAGGATGGACCAATGGACATAACGCTCAAACGTCTAGCACCATGCGTGAAACTCTATCCAGGTAACTGCCTATGCCAAGAGTGTCACAATGGCTGATGAATGGAAATGCCCTACATGTAATGCAACGCTTAGATGCTCATGCCAATCTATGGAATGCTCATTCGACTACGACATTAGAGCTCATGTAAGACGTGACCTAACTAAGGCAATAGAGACAGCCCTAGCATGGATGGAAGTTGAGGCAGTAAATAGAGCAATAGACACAGCCTTAGATGAGAACAAAGAACCACCATGCTGTCAATCATGTAGTGAGAACTAATGGCTGACTGGCATAGCAGTAAAGAATGGATAAAGGCTAGAGCCTACGCTAAGACCATACTTGAACCAGTATGCGCTAGATGTGGTAAAGACCTTGAGGGTAACGATTGGACTATTGACCACATGATAGCCAGCGACCCACCTAACCATGACATCAGCAACCTACAATCCATGTGTCGTAGATGCAACGGATTCAAACAAGATAAAGTATTGGAAAGGATCACATGGTCCTCCGATAGGTGGCAATAGACTGCTCATTGAGCCACCAGAATAGCCCTATCATCTACTTGCCTAGGTGGTAGGGTTTTTTCTATGGGTGCTGTTTCATCCCACGCAAGTTGCCAGATTGTTACCGAATAGGTTGAATTATCCGAGAGAGAGGACCGACATGGTCAGAGATGCTTTAGATAAGTGGTTGCAAGGTTTAGACCTAGCGTTGGACCAAAAGATTCTGGCTCTAATCTGCCTGGCACTAGCTGAGGACTTCGACACTAAAGCCAATACTTCGACTGCTGCCGAACTTCGTAAAACTTACCTTGAACTAAAGAGGTCTCTAGGCGACCAAGTGCAACATGATCCGTTAGAGGCAATTCTCAAACGATGAGTTCAGTAAACAGAGGTGTCAGGTTACCAGCAATCTACACCAAGCCATTACAAACTAATTTTCAGACTGATGGCGACAGACTTATCGAGCTTGTAAATCTGGCTTGGAAATCACCTGAGCAACCTGAGGGTATTCAGTTGGATGGCTGGCAGAAGTGGCTTTTGAAACACATGCTGGAGCGTTATCCAGGTACTCATCCCCTTTACCCTAACCAGTTACGTTACCGTCAAGTCATTGTCTCTATGGGTCGCCAGAATGGTAAGTCGCTACTTGGTGCGATACTTGGAATCTACGGTCTACTCTTACATAACCAAGGTGCTCAGGTAATCTCTCTGGCATCATCAACAGACCAAGCCCGAATTATTTATTCGCGAGTTCTCTTTACTATTCAACAGAATGAATGGCTGGCTAAACGATTCAAAAAGGCTACCGAGCAGAGAGGTATTCTCACTGCTGATGGTTCTGGTCGATACGATGTCAAGGCTGCTAAAGAATCTGCACTACAAGGTATTCCAATGTCTCTCTGCCTATTCGATGAACTGCACCTAGCCAAGACCGGTATGTGGTCTGCTGCTGTTTTGGGTACTGCCCAGCGTAAGGATGGAATGGTTATCGGCATTACTACTGCTGGCGACCAGTCAAGTGAAACGCTCATAGATCTCTACAAGCTGGGAACTGCTGCTGCACAAGGTGACCCTGAGTTGGAGCGTATTGGATTCTTTTGTTGGCAAGCACCTGAGGGGTCGCAGGTAGATGAACCTCTTGCACTCAAGATGGCTAACCCTAGTATTGACGCTGGACGACTTGACATAAATACTGTGCTCTCAGACATTAGGTCTATCCCTGAACATGAGGCTAGGCGTTACCGTCTAAACCAGTTCATTGCTGGCACTGCCAATTCTTGGATAGCCTCAGACCTATTTGCTCAAGCCTCTGGCGATGGAATTACAAAACAAGAGAATGTCGTCCTCTCAGTGGATCGCACTAAAAATTGGG